GCACTGATGACGTTCCCGCAGTCACTGGCTTGGACTGACGACGAGTTGTGGGCGTGGAGCGAGAAAGCCCGCAAGGCCATTGAAAAAGCAACCGGAGAAGCCGATGGCACAAATTCCTGAATCCCCACACACGACCAGCGCGGCGATCATCCGCTGGTACGAGAGCAAGCCCCAAGAGCACCGCCCGCACATGGGCGCGTCACTCATTGGCCACAACTGCGACCGCTACATCTGGCTGACCTGGCGCTGGGCGCTCAAGCCCGAGTTCAAGGGCCGCATCCTGCGCCTGTTCTCCACTGGCCAGCGCGAGGAGTCGCGCCTGGTCGAGGAGCTGCGCGGCATCGGCGCGACCGTCTGGGACGTGGACCCCGACAGCGGCGACCAGTGGCGCGTGAGCGCCTGCAAAGGCCACTTCGGTGGCTCGCTGGACGGCGTGGCCAAGGGCCTGCCCGAGGCGCCCAAGAGCCCGGCTGTGCTGGAGTTCAAAACACACAGCAACAAGTCATTCAACGAGCTGGTCAAGAAAACCGTCAAGGCTGCCAAGCCGCAGCACTACGACCAGATGACGGTCTACATGGGACTGATGGAGATCGACCGCGCCCTGTACATGGCCGTGAACAAGGACACCGACGACGTGTATTGCGAATGGGTGCACTTCGACAAGGAGCGCTTCAAGCAGCTGATCGAACGCGCCCAGCGACTGATCGACAGCACGACAGCGCCCTTTCGCATGAGCACCGACCCCGAGTTTTTTGAGTGCAAGTGGTGCTCGATGTGGAAGCACTGCCACGGGGGCCAGGCGGCCGAGGCCAACTGCAGGACGTGCGTGCGTGCAACGCCTGTTGAGAATGCAGCATGGCAATGCGGTATATACAACCGCGAGCTGGCGCTGCATGAGCAACGCCACGGCTGCGGCGATCACCTGATGATCCCCGACCTGGTGCCCTACGGCGACCCGCAGGACGGTGGCGAGAACTGGGTTGCGTACAAGCACAAGACCACCGGCGACATGTTTGTCAACGGGCCCGAGAGCCTGCAGGAGTACGGCCCCAACTTCTCCAGCCGCGAGCTGCACAACTGCAACGGCGAGCTGATGGCCGACGTCATCAAAGTCAAGCTCGAGTTCCCAGTCAGCAAGGTGGCCACGGGCAGCACGACAGCTGCGCACCAAGACCCAGCAACCATGTGGGACGACATTGCCACAAGCCCCGATGACCTGCCTGTGAAGGCCGACACGCCTGACAAGCGCAAAGAGGCCAAGAAGATCAAGAGCGCGGTCAAAGCATTGGAGGCGTTTAAATGATCGAGTGGTACTGGCTGATTCCAGCCCTGTTTGGCGGCGCGTTTCTCGGGTTTCTTACGGCGGCCCTGTGTTGTATGTCAGGAGACCGCGATGGACGAACTGATTGAGCGCGTGCGCCTGCACATTGACGAGATCGGTGACTGCTGGGAGTGGAACGGCGCGACGCAGTCCAACTCGCCCACGCCCGCGATCAACTGGAAGCGCAAGGTGCAGCCTGTGCGCCGCCTGCTTGCCAGTGAGATGGGCAAACAGATCACAGGCAAGTTCGTGACATGCAAGTGCCGCAACGAGCTGTGCGTGAACCCCGACCACCTTCTGATCGTGACGCGCAAGCGCCTGCAGGAGATGCTGGCCAAGGAACGCAACTACCAGGTCAGCCCTGTGCGCATGAAGAAGCTGGCCGACAAGGCCAGGCTGACTTCCAAGCTCACGGTCGAGCTGGCCGCTGAGATCCGAGAGGCCGAGGGCACGCAGCGAGCGATCGCCGCTCGCTACGGCGTCACGCAGTCCACGGTCAGCGTCATCAAGCGCGGCAAGACCTGGCGCGATTACTCAAACCCCTTCGCACAACTTATAGGAGGGCTCAACAAATGAGCTTCATCATCGGAATTGACCCAGGCGCTGCAGGCGCGATCGCCATCATCGAGGACACCGGCAAGCTGGTGCACGTCTTTGACATGCCCGCCGTGGAGGTCATCGTCGGCGGCAAGGCTAAGCGCCGCGTCTCGCCCGAGCTGCTGGCCGCGGAGCTGGAGCTGTACGCCTTCCAGGGCGCTCGGGCCATCATCGAGCAGGTCAACGCCATGCCTGGCCAGGGCGTGACCAGCATGTTCGCGTTTGGAGAGTCCTTTGGGCTGGCCAAAGGCGTCCTGGCGGGCCTCAAGATCCCCACCAGCACCGTCACCCCTGGCAAGTGGAAAAAAGCCCTGCAGCTCAACGCCGGCAAGGACGGCAGCCGCGCTAAGGCCGTGCAGATCTGGCCAGAGCACGCGGGCGAGTTCAAGCGGGTCAAGGACGACGGCAAGGCCGAGGCCTGCCTGATCGCTTATTGGGGCCGCAGTGTTGTGACAATCTAATCTGGTTGTTGACACACGTGTAATTCATTGAGATAATCTCACCGCAACAACGAAAGGAACCCACGACATGTCTAAACCCAAACTCCGCGGCGATGTTTACTGGATCGACGTTCAGATCAACGGCCAGCGCATCCGCGAGTCGCTCAAGACCGACGACCCTAAGCAGGCCCAGAACCTGTACGACATCCGCCGGGCTGAGCTCTGGCAGGGCAAGGTGCTCAAGGCCAAGCCCAAGCGCACCTTTCGCGAGGCCTGCGCCCGCTGGATCACCGAGAAGTCGCACAAGAAAAGCCTGCCCGAGGACAAGAAGAAGATCGAGTATTTCCTCTCAAAGTTCGCTGATCGCCAGCTCTCGGAGCTGACGCGTGACGAGATCGAGGAGGCGCTGCCCAAGGACGTGGTCGGGGCCACCAGGAACCGCTACCGCGCCCTGATCCGCGCCATGCTGCGGGCTGCTGAGCGCGACTGGGAGTGGATCACCCGCGCCCCGATCTTGAAGGCCGAGGTCGAGCCACGCCGCCGTGTCTCGTTTCTGACACGCGCTCAAGCCGAGGTTTTGATCGCAAATCTCCCGGAAAAGTATCGGATGCCTGTCCGTTTCGCTTTGCTCACCGGGTTGAGAAGATCGAATGTCTTTGGACTCACC